TAATATAAAATTTATTGATGGTATGTTTGCAAATACAAATTATACTGGTGAAGTTGGTGAATATTACTTTAAAAATGGTAAAAAACAATAAGTGTTTTGTTATGAATATATTTTTAAGAGTTGGTAAAATAAACCAACTCTTTTTTTATTTTGAGTTATATTACTAATATAAGGGAATACTATTAAATACTGATCTAGGAGATAATTATGGCTATTACAAATTTCACAAAACAAAATCTTTCTGAACTTCGTACTGATGTTAATGCAGCTCTTGCTGATGTTATGAAAAAACACGGAATCCTTCTGGAAATTGGCAACATCTCTTTCTCAGAAAACCAATTCACAACTAAACTTACTGCAAAAACAGGAAACCTTACTTCGGCGGATGGTGCAAAAAAAGAATGGGATAAACATGCATATCTTTATGGAATGAAACCTGAATGGTTTGGAATGACTGTAATCGTTGGTAGCGCTAAACACACAATCACTAAAATTCTTCCTAACAAACACAAAAACGTTGTGCAAATTACATCAGCTACCGGTAAAAATTACATCACATCCGCAGCAACAATTTGTGCAATGCTTAAGTAATCTTTTTCTGTATCATTTATCACGCAATCCATTTAAATAGGATTAATTTGTATGAAGTTAAAGGTACTTGAATATTTTTCAGCGGGTCACACTCTACTTAGCTATAGAACAAAGTATGGAATAACCGCCGAAATAATGAAAGATGGATATATTGTTTGTTGTATTATGAATGAGATTGTTGGGGAACAAAAATATTCACTTAAAGATACTAATGGACAAGTTATTTGTATTATTGATATTACCACTGGAGAAGTAACGTTTAAATCATCTGAAATAAATCCTCTAGTAGCTGAAGTTAATTTTATTAAGAACTTTGAGTTACTCTACAAGTTAAAAATGATTACTAATAAATTGTAGGAATTAAATTTTGAAAACTAATGCTGAAATTTTAAAGAACCTTATAGGAAGAAGTGAATATACTGTAAGTGGAAATATAGCAGCATATCTCAATAGAGTTGCCAACTCCTCAGATTTTAATATTAGAAAATATGAAACGGTTAAAGGTAAAGACGTTTATCTTTTTAAAAAAGAAATAATTATACATTCATGGAGTTTAGTTGATATTGATTTTGAACCACTTTATGATAAAATTATAAAAGTAATTAAAACTGAAGAACTAAATTATAAATTTAGTTTACTTACTGGAGATTCTAAATGAGTTTTAAATATCCACGTCACGAATTAACAACTCTTTTAAATCTTAATGAGAATAGTTCTTTAGTTGATGAAATATGTAATTATTTGAATAGAGTTACAAATTCATCTAAATTCACCACAGAATATACTAATGATCTAAAAGAAATTACAAGAAAAATCTTTAAAGATGATTTTTGTATTTGTTCTTGGTCATCTAGAGAATGGGAGCCTATTAATAAGTTATATGATAGAATTTTAAAAACTATTAAAATAGAAGAACTACTTTTCAAATTGGAGTTATTATGAGTAATATTAATGATTGGAAAAACCACCCGCTATGTAAAAAAATTAATGGTGAAAAACTCAGTTATAATGTAGGTGTGTCTATCATAAAGTATTTGAATATATATACCAATTCTTTAAAATATGAATATCGTCCAGCAATACCTGAAAATGATGATACATCACAAATTTTAAAAAATGGTGAAATTTTATTTTCTTGGAGACCACTTATTGATAAACTTGAGGGTAGATGGACAAAATTATTAATCTTAATTGAAACTGAAGAATTAATACATAAACTTGAGTTGTTATATGATTAATGATGAAGATAAAACAAATCCTACAAATACATTAATGGAATATTGTTTGAAGTATAATGTAGATTTTGAAAAAGGTCAATATTCACTTGTAGCAACCCAAATTTTAAATAAAATTGTTGGTAGAAGAAAATATTATATGACATCCAATTCATGGTGTTCAGACATAAATGATAAGGAGTCCAATGAAACTGTTTTTAATTTTGATCAATTTGATAACTATCGTGTTGCATTAATACAATTTATTAAAAAAGTCGAATTTCTCTATAAATTAGAAATACTTGAAAAATAATTCAGTACTTTTTTTGTTTTGAGTTATATTACTAATATAACAAAGGAGATCTATATGTGGAAAGATTATGAAAAAACTGACAAAATCGACGAAAATTTTAGAGAAGGCTCTGTAAAAGATCATATCATTTCTGTACTTGAACAGGCAGATGATGAATCACCACTGATTAAACTTGCCGCTTTGTTTCATGATGTTGGTAAACCTGCGACTTATAAAGACAGAGAAGGTAAGAAAACCTTTTATGGTCATGATGCGGTTGGGGTTAAAATCTTCAATGATATTGCTGACCGTATGAAGATTAGTAATAATGAAAGATCTGCAATCAACTTTGCAATTGGAGGACATATGAAAATGCACTCTTTTTGTGAAATGCGAGACAGTAAATGTGTTACTATGATGGAAGATAAAAACTGGGAAGTACTGAAAGCAGTTTCTTTTGCAGATGATAAATCTCGTATATTCGCTTTCAATGAAACTGAACATCAACAAATTGTTGATAAAATCAAAAGACTGGAAACTGTTGTAATCCAAAACAAAACCGCCAAGCTGTTTCTGAATGGTAATCTGGTTATGGATTATTGTGGAATCAAAGGCAAAATCATTGGGGATGTTCTGGCTAAGGTTCGTGAATATGTTATCAATAATAACATTGATGTAACCACTCCAGAAGGTAAACAAAAAGTTTATGAACAACTGGATAAATATAAAGCAGGAAAAAAATAATGGCGGACATAACTGAAGAGGATGTTCTCAATTATTTAGCAACTTGTTTTAACACAACAGTTGAAATGATGCCTCCTATAGATATACAAAGGCTTCCTAATAAACATCATTTGGAATGGTGCAAGGAAAATAATGTTAATAAGTTTGTAAAAGTTACAATTTCTATTTTAGGATATGCATGTCATGTTTATTGGAAATATTATGAATGGATTGATTATTCAAAATGGAATAACCAGGATATAATTGTTAGAAATTGGGGAGCGGCTGTAAAAAATTGGATTTTATTAAAAAAGTTAGAAATGTTAAGTAATTAAAAAGGGAAATTATAATGAAAATTACAAATGAAACACTTGCAATAAAATGGGCCAAGCAGAATAAAGATGCTATTGTTACTCGTCCAGGGGTTGCAAAGACTCTTGGAAAAGTAAAATCATTTATAAATTTTGAATATTATTTTTCAAATTTTTGGGAAGAAATACTTGTAACTACTGGCGTTAATATAAAAGATTATTCATTGATATTTACAAAATTAGTTGATCTTGAAGTTGATTTCAAAAGCGATGATTGTATAAATGAATATTATTTAGAAAAACCTAATTGTTGTCCATTTTGTGGATTCGACACTGAAAAATAATCATAAAATAATGTTTAATCATAAACTATAGAAATATACTGAAAATGTAATATATGTAAAAATAAATTGGTTGATACTTATAACAGTATTAGATACAAATATTAAAAAATAATTTAGTCTATTATTTTATTTTGAGTTATATTACTAATATAAAGAATGGTTATAGATCAAGGAGATCATTATGGAAAATGCAAAAACACTAAGACACACAATTACACCAACTAATGAAGATGACGCGGAGTATATGAATACTTGTGGGCGGTATGGCCGTGGTGACCCACGATCTCGTAAATATACTTGGGATGGTATTGAAGTATCTGTTGACGAATTTTTTAAAATTATAAAAGAAAATAATTATGATCTTAGAAACCCACTTGGGATTGAAATTCCAAAACCACTACTACCAGAACAGGTTGTTGAATATCAGAATAAAGCAATGGAATTAAGAAATGCTTATTCTGAAAAATATAAAGAAATTGAAAACCTTAAAAACGATTGTAAATCTATTCTTGAAACACACAATCATTATGTTAAATTGAAATCTAAAAGATCAAAAGACATTGCCGAAAATGCAATTAAAGAAGCAAATGAACTCATTGAAAAAATGAATAATATTAAACTTAGTGATGAATATCTCAAACTTAATAATGATTTAAGTTACTTTACTTTTCTTGCGACAAATATGATTCCATTTTATGCTGAAAAAGCAGCTGAACGTGGAGTTGTATTTAGTGTTGAATCAATGGTTCAAAAACGTACTAACTTTCCGTCATTTTGTATTAAAGAAATGAAAGATGGACAAACAAAATACATTACGGTTGATTGATAAGTATGACGACTATATAAAGGTCAATCTTTAGATCTTAATGTCAATTTATATTCAAAACTTGAAGCTAACATTACGATAGTTTTATTAGAAATAGAATAGATATTATAATAGAAGATCATACTCCATCGTATGTTGGGGATTATTTAGATATTAGAGTTTTTCAATAATTTAAAAGAAATAGGTAGAACATGTCGAATTCTCAGTTTGGTTTTTTAATGTGTAATATGTTTGTTGCTGCTAATGGTAATTTGGTAGTAAATCTCATTTTATGTTTGTATTGGTTGACTTATGGTATACTTTCTCAAAAATCAGAAAGTGGTGGACTAAAATGATTAATCAATATTGGACAAACCATGCTAACAATCTCCATGCTAAATTAAACGAACAAGAAGATCAAATTAAACAAATTTTAGAATCTGAAGGCCTTACTGTAAAGTCAGCAGAAAAAATTGAAACTATTTGTAAAGAGTTTATTCGTAACTCTGAGCTTGTAAAAGTATGGCGGAAAACTCAAACTGAAGTTGATGCTCAAGCTAATTGTAAGAATCACATGTATGTTTGGGTACCTGATGGAATTACTGCTAATGGTGGTTATGATCGATGTGTTATGTGTGGCTTTATTAGAAACTCAGAAGATGGTAGATAAATCCTAATGATGCTTTGGAGACACCAAGTTAGAGAATTAATTAGTGCTGATAAGGATTTGTGGTTCCCATTGATTAGTGATGTTTGTACATTCCTTACTGAAAAATCAAAAGGGATTACAAATGATATTTGGGAATTTCAATTTTATAATACTAGAGTTATTGTTTTAAAAAATAAAAGAAGTTCAGCGTTGTTTGAAAATGACGTTACTGAAAGTACGTATCGTAATATGTATGATTATATATCACGAGAATTGGAAAAAATAAATAATGAACTTTTAATTTATAAATTAGATATGATTACAAAAATTTAAAAAAGGAAAACTATAATGGCTAATTATTGTGAAGAAGAATTTTATGAAACTCAGAATCTTGTTAGGGCAACTGTTACTCCTGTAGGATTTTTTGAATGGTTGAAACTAGTTTGGACTTCTATTAAAGACCCACAAAAAGTTCAATTTAGAGTCACTATTGATAAAAAATATTGGGATGAAAACATGGAATCAGTTGACTAAATTAAAAGGAGAATTTAAATGTCATATAATGCTGAAGCAATTGTTGTATTTGGACTTGCATTAACAGAAGAAGAAAAATCGTTTTGTGAAACTAATTTAGATGAAATGAATAGTGATCCACATGTTGGCGAATGGGGTTTAGTTAGTCATGGTAATTTTGGTACAACTACATGGCCAATTTGTTGGGGGAAAGTATTAGCGATTCATGATGAGGATTGTTCAACGCCATCAGAAGTATCAAGTAATTTTAATTTTGATATTGAAAAAGTGATAAAAGAAGTTAAAATATTTTGCGACTCTTTTGGATTCGAATACAGATCCCCTAAACTTTATGTTGTTGCTCATACCTGTTAAAAAATGAAACACTCCAATTTTGTGATTATTTTAATCTGTTTCAATTTGAAACATCTTTAATAAAAAACAACGGAAAATACGGACTGGCACGGTTTTATATAATATAGATTGTAATTACCGAATGGAATTACGTATTGTATGTTAAACAAAACTATGGAGGTACATTATGACCAAACTATTTCGAGACCCTTTTTACGACATGGATCTTATGTTCAGAAACTTACTAAATCATGATTCACATTTAATTCCACTTGCAAATGCAAAAATCGGAGCTCCTGTGGATGCTTGGGAAGAAGATGATAAACTTAGACTTGATGCGGTAATCATTGGCGCTAATAAAGAAGATATAAAGGTATTCATTCCGGAAGGATCGAAAAACCTTAGAATCATTTATGAAAAACCAGAAAGTAAATATGAAAATCGTAAATACATTTGTGAAAACATTTCAAGAAAAAATATTAATTTAGATCTATATATTTCAGATCACTTTGATATTTCAAAAACAAGTGTTAAATATGAAAATAACATTCTTTCTATTACAATTCCTAAAGATGTTTCACATCCTAAAGAATTAAAGTTTGTTATTAATTAAGTTTTTACATAAAAGTACTGAATTTTTCAGTACTTTTTTTATTTTGAGTTATATTACTAATATAAGGAAATATCAGCCGATTAACAAACCTAGAAAGGTAAATAAAAATGAAAAAAGTAATTGTAATTGATATTGATGATGTTCTTATGGACTTATCACCATTACGTAAACAAGTAATGGAATACTTTGGAATAAGTTCACCAACAGACTATCTTTTTTCAAATTGGCCTGAGGAAGCAAAAACAGCAATCTTCTGGGCATTCAATCAAACAGAAAAAATGGCACTTGGAACTCCAATTCCAGGAGCACTAAATGCTCTAAAAATATTATCGGATCAACATCAAGTAACTCTTGGAACCGCAAGAAACATTGAGTTGCATCAATTTACAGTTAATCAAATTTGTGGACATTTCCCACTTGTCATTAGACCATATCAAATTCACTCAACTGGTGGAAGTAAAGAAAAACTTTATAAAAAACTAAATGCAAACATAATTATTGATGATAGATTTGAAAACATTATGACTGCATTAAATTGTCCTACTGTAGAAAAATGTTACCTTGTTAGTAATGATAAAACTACCTGGAATCATCAATTCAGACGAATTGCTGAAAGTTCTAACCTTATAGAAATTGTTAATGAAATATCAGATATCAAAGAAATAAATGTGTAAAAGAAAAGACCTGAATTTTTGTTCAGGTCTTTTTATTTTTTAGGCTTTCATTTATTTAGAATGATCTTACATCCCCTGACCAGATTGAAAAATCATCAAAGTGTCCCATTTCATCAGTCATTGCATCTTTTGCGAAATCATATGTTTCAAAATCTCTAGCATCTAACGCAACATTTGCCATCTCATTATACAATTCAATAGCACCTGTTTCCAACTCTTGAGTCAATTCAACCACATCTTCAAGCTCTGATGGTAAATTATTTACCAATTCTGAATCAATCTCAATTTTAATCTTATCAAGAACTCCATGATTATTTGCATAAGCAATAAGCTCTTTAAAATGAACATACTCATCATCAGCATGCTCAAGCAAATGTGCAGATACATCTCCTTCTGCATCTGTACCTTCAAGAACATTTGCCATAATAACATAAGAGATTACTGCGGAAAGCTCATCTTTAATGCTTTTTTCTATCATGCCAATATAAGTCTTTTCTAAATCAGACCCTGCTGGAATTTCATCTTCAGAATCTTCTTCAGTTTCTTCTGAATCTTCATCTTCTGAATCTTCAGCTTCTTCATCTTCTTCTACTTTTTTTCCAGTAAGAATTGTATCTTCAATTTCAGTACCTTCTTCAATTACTTTTCTAATAAGATCTTTCAATTCTGAACGTTTCATTCAAATTCTCCCTTTAAAGTATTTAATTATTTTTTCTTTTTATTGCCCCAAATTTTTGTTTCTATTTCTGTAATAACAATAAATGTAATATCAGGTCTATATTTTTTTAACCACTTTTCAGTAGCTTCCCATTTGATTTTATTTATCATCCAATCCCTCATTCTTCCAGCCCAATTTTGCATAGAATTATTCTTCTTAATTCGTGGCTCTTTAGGTGGAGGGCTATGACGTGGTGATTGAGACATTGGCTTTACTTCTACTAAAAACTTACGTAATATTTTTCTATCATCCCACATCTCTACATAAAAATCTGGGTGATATGTATGAGTAGTCCTATCAGGCAATTCATATCTTAATTCAAATTCCGGTGGTTCTGATACCCATTTAACAACTTTTGAATTTGTATCAAAGAAATGACAAACATCTGCCTCCCAAGAGCTCCTATAAATAGGAGGTTTTTTTCCAAGATATTTACTAGGATTAGAAATCTTATAAAATCCTTGATAAAATCCACTCATATAAAATCTCAACTTTTTAAATGTTTAACCATATCAATAGTTATATTTATAAAGTTAATTTGTTTAAAAAATAAATACATTTATAAATTTTACTTTAAAGGAATGAGGAATTAAATGGATAAATCTAAACTTAAACAAATCATTAGAGATATTATAGAAGAATCTAATGAAGTTAATTCAAATGAAGTTGTTGTTACAATTGCTAAAGAAGAATTTTTTGATTGGGACTTTTGGTCATTTATGCAAGAATTTAATATTAGTTTTAGTTCACAAGCAAAAAATAAAAATTGGTTACTAAAAGGTGAAGCAAAACGTATTAACTTATTTTTAGATTCTTATTATCAAAATGATGAAATTGATACTCTTTCTAGATCTAGTTTTGCAACTAAAACGTATGAAGCGACCATAGAATTAGAAATTACAGAACCTGACGACAAAGGACTTTGGAATGCAATTGATAAATATAACATTGATGTAGATGGTACTAATGGACCATGGGTTACTTGGGTATTTAAAGGTGATAAATTAGATATCATTGATTTTTATGATAATTATTACGATAAGGGAAATAATTCTGGAATGCGTGAAGAAGTTTTAGGTGTTCTTTTAGATGGTCTTGAAGATGATGAAACTGTTGATAAAGATTTTGAAGAAGCATATGATAAATTATCAACATTCAGGAATATTGGTGGATCGGCAGACTGGGCAGATAATGCTTGGAGAATAAGTGGATCAAGGGCAGAAGGAACAGTTATTTATGAAAATGACAAGTTAGAAAATGATTACTCTGTAATCGAATATGACTATACCGGAGATGATGAAGAAGAATCGCATACTGAAGTATTTAATGGTACTTTACAAGAATGCTTTGAATTTGTAGGTAAGTAACCATTAATGATACAAAAATAAAAGGAATAGATTTAAATCTATTCCTTTTTTATAATTATGTTACGATAACTTATTTAAAATTTGATCCCATTAAACTATAAATAGTGTTCACTAAATCAAATTCGTCTCCCTTTTCATAATCAACTGATTCTACTCCTCCACCACCGAATTCACCAGAACAAATTAATTCATCTTCAACAAATAATTTGTATTCATTAGTTTCTACATTAGATTCAAATCTAACATCAATGTATTTGCTAGATGTTTTTACTTCTACATCTTCTTCGTTCCATAAAGATCCTGAATCTGTTTCATCGTTCAATGTAGATTCTGATTCAAATGATTCTTCTATAACTTGACGTACAAGTTGTTTAAGTTCGTCTCTTTTCATTATACTCTCCTTTTTAATAATATTTATTTATCGAATTGTTTAAATAACGTGACCATATTTACATTATCAATTCCAAATTTCTCAAACTGATAATACATATCATAAGCAGATGCACCTGTACTTAATACATCATCTAATATTGTAATTTTGGAATCCTTCAATTTATCAAGTACAACTGTATCTGAAAAATCAAATATATCATAATACGCTTTTGCAAATTTCTTTGGTGTATTCTTCATTTGAAAATCTCCACCTTGATTATCAATATTTTTCCTTAATGTTTTTACTGTTTTATCACTAAGTTTTAAATCGGTTCTTAACTTTATTTTAGAAACATCATTCTTTAAAAAACCTTCATCTAACCATTTTAAATGTGGCTTTATCTTTGAAATCTCTGTTTTTAAATCACTCAAAACTTGATGACTTGATTTTGGAGTAATTACATAATCAGTTCCTTTTAACAACTTATTCGCAATATAAATCGCTGATCGTTTAATAAACTTCAAATAACTTTCTGGTTTTGTAACTGACATTGCTTTTAATCTCTTTAATGCTGCTGTTGTGTCGTCGCTTCTTTTAGATTTATAAACAGATAAAATACTCAAAGGTTTATATTCAGTGGTTGGTCTTGCTCCTGTTTCGTATGCTTGCATTTTCTTAGACTTACCAAAATTACTGGAAATTTCACCGCCAGATACAAAATCAATAGTATCATCACTAATTATCAATTCCTCTTCGATTATAGTTCTAATAATTTGTTTTAATTCTGAATAATCCATAAAAATATCCTTATGTTATTTGTTTTATATGAATATTTATTATTCTTTATTTAAAAGTTCTTCTAACTCTGATAACGTAACTGTCTTTGTTTGATCATCATATTTAATTGTTACTAATGTATCTTCACCAACACACGCATACTCCTGTGCAAATCCTAATTCTCCAATAGTATTCACTTGATTTTGTCTAAATTGATCTGGACTAACACTTCGAGGAATATCTTGCCAATCAATCTTGAATGCCGTAAAATCATTCTTCTTTTGTTGCGCTTTAGAATAAATTTGGTAAAACTGATTCATGCCGTTAGGAGTACTAATGATTATTATTTTAGAATTTTTCTTGTTCTTCGCAGATGAAATCGTTGGAAATACTGACATAACAAACTCTAATGCTAAATCTCCTTTTCCTCCATTACCAACATGCCCAAATTCATCAAGCACTAAGCAATTTTTTTGTAATTTATTATTTGATATATAGTTATGTGTTTCTTGCACATGTAGTATATCATATATAGATTCTTTTTTATTTGTTTCTATTCCTATTTCAGATGCTTTAACGTCTTTTCCATTAATAATAAAAGTATGATCTTTGGTATAAAGAAATCCATCCACTTCCCAAAGGAATTCAGAACTAAATCCTTTTGCAATTCCTTTGAAGTCCCTATAAATATTATCCTGAGAAAGTATTTGAAATCTCCCAGATTGAAAATTAATTTCGACATTTTGTTGTAGATGTATATCACTCATGATAAAGTCCTTGTTTTATTAGTTTTTGTTTTCCACTTATTGAAATAGTATATCCTTGTTTTTCAAGTTTAATTACATCTTTTATATCAACTCGTTTTAGTTTTCCGTTATTTGGTTCAGTCATGTAAATTTTGCCTAATCCAAAACAAGCTACCCCATTTTCTTCAATGAATTTTCTTTTTGCATTTGATTGTTTTTGTTTTGCTGAATCAGATGTAGGTTTTCCAAATCTTCCATTTTTTTCACCAGTTACTTTATGTCCCTGACCAAACATAGGATTATTTTCACCTTTTGATAATCCATTATCAAGTCTGGTTTTTGAAAGTTTTTCTTTATGTTCTTTTGTTTTAGAAACACCTTTTGAAAAAGGGATCCATGTTTTGTTGTATTCAGTGTCATCTTTAGAAATTCTTTTTGTTCTTGAATGATTTGTAATATGTTTGCAAAGTACAGTTCCTTTTGCATTGCATATTAATTTTCCAGAAATCCAATCTGGGTCCATTTTAGAAACTTTTCTTGTTTTACCATTTTCATCTTTTACTATTACTTGATCTTTGAAATTTGCCATTGCTTCTAGTCTATATTTTTCATATTCTCTTGCAGTTCTATTAAGACCTTTTCCTTGTATATTAAAGATAATTCTAACTGCAAATTTAAGATCTTCGTTATTAGGATAAATTTTAACAAGAAGTTTATGAGCGATAAAATGTTCTCTAAGAGTTAGTTTAACTAAGTTATCTTTGTGATCATTTCCGCCAAGACATCTTGGTTTAATGTGATGAACTTCAAATCCAGTTTCTTTTAAAATGTTTCGTTGTTTTGCATTTTGACAAAGCTCTTCATAAATTTTTTCATATTTTGACATATAGTCTCCTTTAGTTATTTCTAATTAAATATAACACATTTATTATTTAAAATAACTAAATTCATCTAATATCAATGAAACTAATTTACAAGTAATCATCTTCATCAGTATCATATTTATTTACAGTGGCTTCATTATAATCTATTTTATGATAATCACCAAAATCATTTTCTGCATATTGTTTACTTTGTTCAAATGGTATTAGTTCATCGAATAATTCTTCAATTTCATTATATGTTGGTTCTTTATAAGTATTTTTTAGTTTTGCGAAATTTAAAATAATTGTCATAGTATCAAGAGCACTTTTCATTTCACTAAAACAATCAGGATCAATTTTTCCTCTTACTATTTTTTTAGCAAGAATTTGAATGGTTTTGTTAAAATCATCTAAAAATGGTTTTTTAATTAAATCAGTCTTCGTTTCTTCTTCAATTATTTGTCTAATTAAATTTTTTAATTCTATTTTTTTCATCTTTAAATATTATCCTTTCTTTAAGTTAGTTTTAATTAAAACTATTTATAAAAAAATAAAAAGTTATTTTTTTGTTTTGAGTTATATATACTAATATAAATAAAGATAAAGAGGAGGACAAAATGACTGTTGAAGAAAAAATCAAAGATGGGAAATTACGAGGTGGTAGGGTCACTCAAGTAATCGCTGACAAGAAAAAGAAATCGAAAGATTTCAGAAATCGAAAACATAAAAATAAAATTGAAGAATAAAAAAGGAGCTAAATATTAGCTCCTTTTGTTTTTTAATCTAAAGAAATGATTACCACTCTCTTTCTTCTTCGCCCCTAGCTCTTCTACGAGCATTATCAAGTTTTAAACCTTTTTCTCTTTCAACTGTAGAACGGTCTTTAATACCATCAGAAACTTCTCCAGTAGACCAATCTCTTTTTGCTAATGCATCACTGATATCAATACTACTATAACCTATTTTTACTCTATCAACAATAGATTCTTGATTTTTTGTAATAAAATCAAGGATACCTGCAATAATTAATCTATCAATCTCTTTAGTAAAGTGTTTATCAATAAACTTAGACCAAGCTCTAATTTTTGCTTGTTCAATATTATTGGTTTCGTATGACGGTACTGTGCGATCTCTAGCAATATCACTTCTAGGTGCTTGTGATTCTTTATCATCATAAGATCGCCATTCATTAAAGTTTATTGTTCTAATACCTTTTACTACATTTGTATATGCCCAGTTTTTGACTCCAGCAATTGTTGGGAATTTAATGAATGTTCCAGTTGAATCAATAATTGTATATTGTCGTCCTTTAGGCTGAACGATACCTCTAAATGAATCTCCAGATTCATCAGAATATAATGCAACAAATTGGCCATCTCCACCATATTTACCTGGGCCTGGTTTTACTAAATTGCCAATATATTTCCAAGCAGCGTCTGATGAATCTACTATAATTAATTTAGATACTTCAGAATTAATTGGATCAAATGATGTTCCATAAGAGTCTGCTAATTTTTTAATTACATGTACAGGAACTTTTGCGATTGAATCAAGTTCTCCTGCACGTCCTTCTTCCATAATACATTCTTGAATAAGTTGTTTTAATTCACTACGTTTCATTTTAAAATCTCCTTTTTGATGAACTTTTTAATATTTGATGGTTGTTATCAATCTAAACTATTTATTTATTGAATATTTATAATTGTTGAAGTCTTGTAGTCTAATCCAGCATTATCAAGTAAAATCATTTTTTCAAGTTCTTTTAAAGTTACCTTCATCTTCTCATTAGTCACTTTATCAAAAATATCAACAAATTGTTCACCTGTTTGACAATTATGATGTTCTTTTCCATCTTTTGTGATATAAGTATGACCTCCTTCAACTTCAAAAGGGTCATACATCATTTGTTTCTTATTTACTTTAATTCCAATATCTTTAACAAGTTTAAAATCACCATCATTTTTAATTAAATGTTCTGCAGTGTAAATTTTATCTTCATATGAATAAAGATCTTCAGACTCACCAAAAATAAGACCACTGAATGATTTAAATCCATCAATGGTCTTAATTTCATATCTATTATTTGGAATAAAGTTAGGTTCAATTAAATTATTAACTCCACTCATTATTATCTCCTATTTTGGGTTATATCATCATATCATTATGCGGTAACTAATTATTCAAATCGCAATTTTAATTTTTGTTTTAATTCGTCATTAGATGTAAAGACACTTGTCCAAACCTCTGAATTTTTAATATCAATCCACTCCCAACCTTCAATAGTTTTATCAACAACACCCCAACCATAAATATGACTATTTTTAGGCTCAGTGTCATGACAAATAATTATCTTTGTTTTATTAGTTGCTATGTTAGTCAACACTGCTCTAGAATGTTCATGACCATCAATAAATACTAAATCAAACTGATTATAACTCATTTTAAATCTTGAAAATGTAAAATCTAAATTAGGCTCATAAAATAAAGATATTTTAGGGAATGTTTCTTTTATGTGTTTATACCAATCAAATGATTGTTGTTCAACACTAACAAGATCCATTTGTCTTTTAACAAATAGATCTGTTGAATAATTACCAGGACCAAACTCAATAACTTTTTTAATATCACAATTATCTAAAACAAATTCAATAACTTCTAAGTGAGTTTTATATAAGTCAGACATATGTATTAATCCTTAAGTATCTTTGCCAACACAAAACTAAAGTCTAATACTAATAGTCGCGTTACTTCAGTTTCACCTTCAATTTCTTCCAATACATCTCCTACCATTGAACGAACTCTAACAAAGTCTCCTACTACGATTCCACTAACTTCAGAACCTACTGAAATTACTTCTCCAGTATTCTTATCTGCTTCTGTTTTTTTATCAACTTCTCCATTACCAATCAAAATAATTCCAGATTCTTGTTGGTTCTCACCATGACTCAAATCTTTCTCTTTTTTCAATACAACAATTATATTTTTACCCATTGCTTCGTATTTCATTTTTTATCTCCTTCTATTGATACATTCATTAATTCTTCTATAAGCCCTGATGATTCTAATAACAATCTACGATGTAATTGTTCAAACGTCAATTGTTCAATCTCTCCTGTTATTGTATCCCTAATTTCAATTATATTATCCGATTCTTGACAATTGATTGATAATCCTCGAACTGCTGATGGGGAAGTTGCTGCAGCAATAAGCTTACATCCATTTTCCAATTCAATAGTTTTCTTGTTATAATTCTTAACACCTGGCTTTAAAAAATCTGGCAAGTGTTCAATAATTACTTTTGCTCTATCTACAATTTCAGTCGCTCCTTGCATCTTATTAGCGAGAACTGCGATTGTTTTATCTTTATTAAACAATAAGTAATGGACCAAAAATATTCCTACGATGGTAGTATTTTTATTCTTAATTCCATTTGCATAGTATGAATTATCACTATTTAAAACAGTTGGAGAATATGTATTTTCAGTATATCCCATTGAATATACTTCAACAACAGGTTCTAAACCATTTTTAGTAATTATCATAGTACCTACTATTAATTCATCAGCATAAATTTCATTATTATATTCACCAAAAAATTTATGTTTATCTGCAACTTTAATTTCAAAGTTTGTGGTTTTAACAAACCAAATTTGGTAAGGAATTGTTTTGAGACTGTGAGTCATTTCAGACCAACCATAATCACTTTCAATAAACCATGTTCCTTTTGGTAGTTCAATTACTTCTTCAAATTTATACATTAGAAAAACTCCGAATTTAAATTTTTATTTACAAAATTATTATGTAAATTCATAAATACTAATGATTGACTCTTCAAAAACTTCTGCCCTAATATTGTCAAATCATTGTCATTCAACCAAATTAGCATCTTACCTTGATCAAATTTAGTCAACTGGTATTCATTAAACTGTTTGCGAATATCATTCTGAATATTCATTGGAATATACTCCCAAGATATCAACTGACGATTCAACTCATAACGTTCAACCATATCAACTTCTTCTTCTGTAAGTTTCTGTATATTTTCATGATACTGAACATGCATTTCATGCATCTTCCCACTTTCAACCATTGCTTTAGCTCTGACTTCACCTGTCTTTGGTTTAATAGCAAATATATTATCTCCACGGTCTCCCATGATATACTTGACTTCCATTTCTTTCGCAATATTAAGACTTGTCATATTCTTCTTAGTTCTTGGATCATATATAACAACATTTGGATATTTCAACAATTGTTTATAGTCTTTATCACCAGTCATAATCGTAACACTTTCACCCTTTGTAACAAGCTCTTTTGTAACAACTCCTGCAATGTCATCTGCCTCTGCTTCTTTAACCTCTAAATGATATACTGATTGAAATTTATCTTTCAAATCAATAGTCAATTGATTAATTTCTAGAATAAACGTTTCAAAATCAATTCTTCCTTTTGCTTTTTCGGTTTTTCTATTTGCTTTATAGGCAGGATAAATTTTATTTCTCCAATATCCTCTTGAGTCGTAACACATGATAACTTTGTCCCATTCTTCTTTGTTTACAACTGCAAGAATAGATTGAATACACATATGTTTCCAATATGAATGAATCTCAATTTGAGTCATATATTGTTTGTCGCCCTCAACATGCGCGACATGTGCACATCTCCAATATACATTGCTCACGTCAATTAATAGATTTTTTTTCATAATTTACCTTCTTTTTTAAATATTAAAATTATTTACAATTTAATATAACTATTTTTTATAAAAAAGAAAAGGATTCCTATGAAAGAATCCTTTATTTTTAAAAGTAAATTACTAGGTAATTATTCAAAATCGTCATCGGCACTTGTTACTCTATAATTAGTATAGAACTCATTAATTCGTGGTTGAAGATCATCTAAATACTTTTTCACAAATGGGAATTTTTCAATATACTTTTGTGCAATTGAATCTTTAACTGCAAAATCCCTTTCTTTACCACTTCCATCTCCACGTTCAACTTCAAGACCTTGAGCACCTGGTCCCCATAATTTCTGTAATAATGCACTAAAGATTTTCTCAATTTTATCATTATCTGCATATTGATCTAAAATATTTAAAAGACCTACAAAACTCCAAAAACTTTTCATATCCTGATCTGTTGGAGTTGTACCAAACATAAATTCAAAAATACTATTTAACCCTCTTTCATAATCGCTATCAACTGTTGGCAATTCTTTAAATGCTGGTTTATCATTTATAAAAATCTGATCACCACTTTCACCAATAAATGGAATAACTTTAATTCTTAATCCTTTATCAATTGAAAATGCATGTTTATTAACTAACTTATCTACACCTTTAGTTGGAGCAACTTTACATTTTTCTGGAGTTGATGAAGGAGTTACTAATACTGCATTATCTTCTCTTGACATTAAACTAACAAGTGTCATCATTAAAAATTTATGAGCAACACCTTTAATATTTTGTTTCATATCATCAAAACTACTTGAATGACCAAACTTAGAAAATTCATCAGGTTTACCTTCTGTATATCCTACACCTTCAAAATCAACTTGAACATTTGTAGTATATCCATTAAATGATAATGGTAACAATGCATTTATTTGTTCTCCTGTATTTTCAGTTGCTTTATTATTTCCTGCATATTCAACATACGGAGTTAGTTTAGTCCCTTGAATTTCTTTAAGTAAATGCCATAGCGGTTTTAAATATTCATGTGGAATTGTAACATCAATATCACCAACAAACGGTTTTAGTTCTGCAAATTCTTCATGACTAATATTATCAGAAAATAATGCCTCAGCGCTTCCATTAAATGCGTATCCACTTTCAAGTTGTCCAAAATTTGTCCATAACGGTTTATTATACTTTTTTTCAAAAAGATTATTTAATTCTCTAAATGCATCTAAATATATTTCTGTAAAATCTCCTTTTGATATTTTAGACATATCAGTTTTTTGTGCGTTAATTCTTGTTCCGCTAATTGTATTAACAGATACATTACCACCTTCTTCAATTAAGCCTTCTTCAATCATGTCACAAATGATTAACTTTATTCGCCAATCCATTTTTGCATGAGTTTTACCTTCAGTAACTAATTGTCTAACAGCATTCTTTAGATATTGTTTTTTCATTTACTATTTCTCCTGTAAAAAGATTATATTTGTATTAGAATAATATTAGATATTTATTTTTAATAAAGGAGATAAAATATGACTGAGGGTAGAAGTTTAAAAGAACTGGTTGCGATTGATCCAGTAACAGGAGAATTTGATGTTAATTTAATCCCTGAAGATCAACGAGCGGAAGTTCTTAAGATGGCTGATGCAATGATAGATTGGAATTTAGTAAAGAAACAAAAACTAAGAGAACAACAAGCAAGAGATGCTAGAAAAAAACGAAAGAAGGTTGGTAAAACTTTTGGTAAAAATAAAAGGAGAAAAAAATGATTGAAACTATAATGCATGAACTTAATAGTTTAGATAATCCTAAAATTGGAATTGTTCTCTGTTCAAAAGATTGGTTCTATATTTCTGAAAATGGATCATTACCACAACGTCCTTCATTTGATAAAGAACTTATAACTAGACTTGCTGAAGATAAAATAATTTTGTGTTCTCCTAATACTCACAAAACTTTACCTAAAAGTATACGAAACGCTGCATTAGGTATTACAACAAATACAAGCGCTCCTTGGGAAGTAAATTTTGGAATTGACACTTTTAAAGAACAATGTGATGCATTCATTTTAGTAAGATCTAGAGAATCATTGCGAAATGGAAAAAAATTTAACTTTGATCGACTATGTGAACAATATAGTGATGGGTATACTCAAACTATTTTTGCAGATGAAGAATGTGAAATATTCATTTTCAAAAAAATTGCATGCGAATCTAAAAATAATGGATCATATACTAAAGATGAGTTAATAAATATGACAGATGAAAGAATTGAAGAGTTACTTAAAGAAACTGGAATAAACATTTCTGTTAATTCTGATATGTCACTAATTCAAATTAAAAATAAATTTATAAATGCAATCCTAAATCATTTAGAAAATAAATAAACTTAATAACACCTAACAAACCTCTTAACAATGTTCATTCCGTTAGGTTAATCTTTAAAAAGTACTGAATTATTTCAGTACTTTTTTTGTTTTGGGTTATATTACTAATATAAGGAAAAAGGTATTTACCAAGGAGATTAATATGAAAGCTATTGATAAAATTACAACAGAAATTACTAATGTCGTAGGCAAGACATATACTCATGGTTATCTTGAATTAGAAAATAGTGAATTAATTATTGACCCAATTTATATGGCAATTGAGCAGGATTATGATCTTAATGATTATGTTGTAGATGTTGAAAAAGGAAACACCAGACCAGATATCAAATACTACACAATCAGTACTAAAGAAGGTAAGATGATTGTTGATAGAAAATATATCATTACCGCGAGTCAAGTATTTAAAACATATTATCTGAATGCAAAATAAACATAACGCTTTTATTTATTCGTTCTATATTTGGGGTTAAAAGGAAAATAATATGGCTAAGAAAAAAACAATTTCAATTCAAAAACTTATAGACAAATCCAATGCTAATCTTTTGTTTTGTTCATATGTACGAAATGATTTATCATATGCTATTATTGAACATAATACAATTAAAAATGTATTGCTTTGGAATAATGTATATTCAGGATGGCAATACATTTCAAATGTACAAATTTTAGAACGTCTAACAAAAGATATTCTTCAGGAATGGGATTATAATGAAGTAATGGAGAAGGCAGGAAAAATCATTACTGATATTACGGTAGAATATAAAACAAATACAGGTCTTGATATTTATGATGATTTTCCTGCATTTATTAAAGCGTATGGAAAAATCCTTGAAAAAAACAATTTAATTTATTTACTGTAAGGAATTAAAATGCAAGTCTCTTTTAGAACTGGTACATTTAATGTACGACCAAAATTTGAAACTGAAATGTTTGCAATTGTTGGAAACAAACATCTTGGAAAAGTTTCAAGAAAATTCTCGATCTTCTTTAAACCTAATACATCAGCACCTCTTATTGTTTTCATTGACTCCCTTGAGGAAGGACAAAAAATCATTCAATACTTTGAAAAGAATCTTGAAGGAGATTACTCTCTACAAAATCTTAAAAAAGTTCATGATCAATATTTTAAATCTATAAGGAATTAATATGATTGATAACATTAGTTTTGATCTACATTCAATTGAACTAAAATATGATAAAATAAAACTTTTCAATAAAACAATTGTTAATTATTATGGTCTTTGTACTATAATGATAAATACTCCTGTTTTGAAAAAATATTTTGAATGCATAGGAACTGAATTTACATATAATTCTTGGAATTATATGAAAGACATGAATGACAATTCATTAGACTTATTAGATCTTCAACAAAATCATTTTTGTTTCATCAAAACAACAAGATCACGAACACCAATGATTGAACATCACAGGTTAGCGTATAAAAGTAATGTAGTTATTATTGGTACACTAGATCATAATACAATAACAATTGAATTAATAAAAAATAGACATGGAAATAACTGGACAAGAGAATTTAATATTCTTGAAGAGAAACTAAACATTCTTTTTCCAGAATCAAATGAAAGTGAAACTAAATGAAAAAAATAACAGGAAATATTTTAAAGAAAAATCTTTCAAAAACATTAGGTGTTCATAAAGAACTAATAAAGATTGTAAGAAATAATTCAACAGGTTGGATTGTATATGTTGATAATTATAAAATGCCAGTGATGTGGAGTATTCCTAAGCAAAATAGCGAATATACTAAAGAACAGTTTCAGGAAGCATCTAATTTATTTTTAAACAAACTTAAAGGACAAATAGTTATACATACAACATACAGAATAGGCATTGGATCAAAAAGTACTGTTATTCATATTGACTATTTACTAGAAAAACATCAATTACAATATAAACTTGAACTTCTAAAAAGTATTAATTAATTTTAGTACTTTTTTTATTTTGGGTTATATTACTAATATAAGGAATGGTTAATTAACAAAGGAAATTAAAATGTCAAAATTAAATTACGAACAGCTTGAAGTTTTAAATTTGGTTCGTCCTGAGCATGATAGAGACTCTTGTTCTGATGATAATGTTTCTAACGGCTGGTACTCTCAACATAATACTGGTGAATTCAGATGTAAACGTTGTGCTATGATCGAACGATTGATGGGTGAAACTGAATTTGGAGGAGATCTGCCCTCTAAAGAATTTATGAACCAAGAACTTATGAGATAATAACTTTATTTAAAAAAAGAAAAATTGAAATTAACTAAAGGAAATTAAATATGATTGATGTAAAAAGAATTCAAGAAGTAACCGATGAAGTTCCAGCACACCTTTCTGATATTCATTATGAAGTAATCATGGGATCAGTTGCTTATGGTGTAAGTACTAATATGTCTGATGTGGATATTTATTCATTCGCAATTCCACAAAAAGAAGTAGTTTATCCTCATCTTACTGGATATATTGGTTTTGGACTAAAACCAAATTTTTCTGATTCATTTCAGAAACATCATATCATGAAAGGTGAGCAGGAATATGATGTTAATGTTTACAATGTTGTAAAATATTTTCAACTTGTAGCAGAAAATAATCCTAATATGATTGATTCTCTATTTGTACCAGATGATTGTCTAATTCATCTAAGTCCAAAAGCAAAACTTGTGAGAGACAACCGTGATCTTTTCCTTTCAAAGAAAATCTATCATACTTATTCTGGATATGCATTTGCTCAACTAAGCAAACTTGAAAAGAAAACTTATGAAAATTCTAAAAGAAAATCTGATGTTGAGGAAAATGGATATTCAACTAAGAATGCCTATCATACTATCAGACTGCTTGATCAAGGTATCTATGCTCTTGAACATACTACTATGAACCTGAGACTTGATAACACCGATCTTCTGAAAGAAATCAGAACAGGAAAATATACTCTTGGTGAAATCAAAGAAATCGCTCGTGGAAAAGAACAAAAACTTAAAACTGTTTATGAACAAAGTACTCTGCAATATGCACCTGATTGGAAAAAACTAAATGACCTTCTACATGAACTAGTTGATTAAAGAACTTCTTATGATTGATAAAAAATTAATTACAAACAGTAAAGTAAAAAAATCACTTGCTAATATTTTAGGAATTAACACTAAATACTTAAAAGTAAAAATTGTAAAAGATTATCAAACAAAAAACTTATTATATGGCATTTTGATTAATGAATGGGAACTCACAATTTTTTGGAAAGCTGATGAAGCATATCTAATAGTATTTGAAAATGTTGATGATATTATTAAAATTTCATCTACAGATTTTTATTCAGGTCTGGGTGGTTTTATTTTAAGAAGCAGTAGATGTAATTGGCCTTTGGACTCTAGTCAAAAAATCAGGTTTGAAACTTTAATTGAAAATCTTCAGTTGCTAGATAAATTAGATACATTAACAATGTAAAGGAATATTATGAAAAACAAATTAGATGTGTTCAATAATTTTAGAAATAATGTTATGTGTCGTAGAGAACACAATCAACATAAAGCAAAAATACTTTGGGAAATTGTTGAAAAACATATTCCTGAAAATGAAGTAATTAGTTTCAAGTCTGACTGGAATCATTATTTAATTGGACATGACTCTCCAGATTGTTTTGCAATTTCAATCTTTCATTTGAAGAAATATTTTGAATAACTTGGAGTAATTAATGGAAACTGCAAAATTAATTAGAATTAACGGTACAGTTATAAAGAAAAGTATTTGTGATAGTTTAGGTATTTATAAGAGACATGTTAAAGTAAAATTATTTATTCCTAAAATAATTAATGAATTTGAAACTAAAAAATGGAATGTTTGGGTTGATGGTTTTGAAATGCCACATTGGTGGAGTATTTATGATACTAAATTTGTTTCGGCTGATACTATTGAAGACGTAACAAAAAATTTCTGTAACAATATTAAACATAATAAGGTAAGAAAGTTTGTTAATAACAAAGCAGTAATACTTGAAGTAGATAAAATTGTGTCCAAATTAAATTTAGAATATAAACTTGAATTATTAAATTAAAGGATGATTTATGATTTATGATAACAAAAAACCGAATTATGCATTTAAAGTATATGATGAAGATCAATTTAACATTATTGTTAGAGTTGGAATGATTATCGTTATGGATCGTTTTTATAATGAATAATTATCTATAAAATAAAAAGGAGAAACTATTTTCAAGATAGTTTCTCCTTTTCTAGATACGAAATAACTACCTCTTGGAAAGAGTTATGCAGCCTATCCTGACGAGCAAGGATATATGGATATTTCTAATTCTATTTATATTTTACTTGCATTATTTCATAAAATATATGATATTTTTTAGTTTCTCTAAAAAATCATTAAAAAAGTAAGATATATCCATTAAAAAATGAGTAATATCTCTAACTTGTTTTATATCATATACTTATAAAGATTAATAAAATGATATAAGTATATGATATAAAACAAGTTAGAGAAAAACAAATGAAATATTTGTTTTTTTTTCTTACTTTTTAGTTTTAAATTATTTAAAATTTACTTTTATTAATTCAACTATTTTTGTATTCATTGAAATACGAGTATCTAATCCATGATGGCCACCATTAATAGCTTTTGTCAATCCAGGCAAGTCTCCTTTATCAGCAAATTTATTTAGATTATTAATAGTCCAATACCATGCAGCGCTTGCAGCCGCACCTTCAATAGTTTCACAAAACTTAGAAGCCTCTAAGGGAGTCATTCCAAGTGACTTTCCTAATTTAGTATAATTGTCTTTTCCTGTACATTGAATAAATCCTCTTCCTCTATAAATCCAACCTTCACCACTAGATTCAGGCCCATTACCCATGCGACCTCCGTATGCTTTATTTGCAATCATATCTGGTTTTCTTGCATATTTTTTTGCAGTCTCTTTAGTAAAGTGTTTAGGCCAAATTACAGGAAGTCTTTCTGCAGAATAATTTAAGTTTTCAATATATGTAGAAAACCCTGCTGATTCTACTCCTGTTTGAGATAAGAATGCAGCAACTCTTGCTAATGTAGTTATTCCATTTTCTGACATAACTTTTATCAATGCTTCATATGCTCCTGGTTTTGCAACTGGAAATAATTCTTTAAATTGATCTTTAGTAATAACCATAATAATTCTCCTTCTTATTTTTCTTTTTTCAAAATACTATCAATAATTTCTTTCCCTGACTTATTTTTAAAACCATCATAAAAATCACCAACATTATCATATAGTTTCTTAATTAGATGTTCATCAATTTTTATCTGACGAAGTTCAGCTTTCCTAGCACTAACATCTGTTGATGTGAAATCACCACTATCTGATAAATCTAGTAAATCCGAATATAACTTACTATATCTAGCATTCAGCTTACTCAATTCATTTTCAATCTCTTTCTGCACATGTTTCATCCAATTGTGTTTTTCAGATTCAACAGATTCCTGTTGAATTTTTGATTTTAAATTCTCCTCTATTATATGACTATCAGTTTTAAATACAGCAAACCAAATATTATCTTCGTTTTGTTTATTTTGTGTTCCATAATATGCACAATTATTAGTAAAACTTGTAATTACATTTTCTACTGAAGTATATTCACATAATGTTATTAGAAAATTTCTTACTTGTTCAATTCCCATCATCTTAGATAATTTATCCCAATATAATGAAGGAACTTTGGAATAAGATGATACATCTTCGCCATAATCTGATAATATATCCAAAAACTTATCATCGTTTTCTGATATATTCATTAGTATTGTTTTTATTACTTTAGTTGATAAATATTTTGAAATCTTTTCTCTCGAACTCATGAATCTTACTAGATCAATTTCTATTGAAACTACTTTACTACCATAGTGTTCTGCAGTTTCTTTATTTGTTGAAAAATAAATTCCTGGACCTTCTTGTTGGTTTGAATTTTCAAGACTCATTAATCTGAAATTAGAATTTATGTCAGTCAATCCAAAATTATCTCCATGATAAATCTTCAATTTTGTCTTGCCTAATATATTAGATTCCTCAATCACTTCTTTAATAATTTGTTTTAATTCTGAACGCTTCATTTTATACTATCCTTATTTCATTAACTCAATAGTGTTACATGTTGTGCTTCTTAAGACTCTTTCAGAATAATTAGCAATACTTCCTATGCGATTTATTTTGACATTGTCATTATAACAATTGTCAGTCACTAAACAATTTTTATTAAAAATCCAATATGCTTCTTCAAAATGCATTACTGATTTATCTTTACATAATGCTAAAATTTCAAAACTATACTTCTCATTACACAACTCTCCACTAGACTTCACTCGACATGAAAGCTCTGCGTTTGAACTTGGGTATCTACGCCACTCACTCTCAGACTTGACTTTATTAATCTTTCCCTTAGGCACTTTAAAACTCCAAAACGATTTCTCCCCAACATAATACTTATTTCTCTCATGATCACGGATCATATATATAAATCCATACCACTCATCGATTTTCCCATCAAATAAGTCATCTTGCCATATCCATGCATGATTTACTTTTTCTTTCTTTGCCTTTGCCATCTTGAACCTTACCTTTCAAATATAATCTCTTTTTGTTCAAATGATCTACCTTTATTTCTATTTATTCATTTTCAATATCTTTATTATAGCAACGAGTTCAAAACAATTATTTTTTTATTTATTTTTATAATATTATTAAAAGGGATATTAGTAATTCTTAATAAAGGTATTTAAGTAAATGATTTTTAATGAAGTATTAAAAATGAAAACTATTTTAGTATTGGAAAGATGAATTGGATTCATAACAAAGGTTGTTACAAGACATACAATTAATCATAGAACTATTTTAAAATAAAATGTTATATTAAAATACAATGAAAGGAGGTTGCATGAAGATTACGTTTCAAAAAATTATTTTCAGAAACTTTTTATCTTATGGAAATAAAGAAACAGTATTAGAATTATCTACTCCTGGGTTAATCTCTTTAAGTGGAGCTAACGGATGTGGTAAAAGTTCATTCCTCGATGCAATAACATTTGCTCTTTATGGAAAACCTTACAGGAAAGTAAAAATTAATCAATTATTGAATCGAAAAAATAAAAAGAATTTATTTGTACAAGTATACTTCCAACAGAACTTGGTTGACTATAGAATTACCAGGACCTTACATCCAAATTCTATAAAAATAGAAAAACGAGACCCCCACTCCAAAGACTATGTTGATCAAGAATTGTTGTCTTCAAAAGCATTGGATCAAGAAGAGATTGATAAAATCTTCGGAATTGATTTTAATACATTTAAACATATTGTTGCGATTGCAAGTTCAGCAAGTCATTCTAAACCATTCCTTGCTTTATCTGCTGGTGATAAAAGAAGATTAATCGAATCAGTATTCAATTTAGAAATGATTGGTGATTTGATGAAACTTGTAAAAATGGACAAGAGTGAGAATAAATCTAAATTATTGAATGCAAGTAATTCAGTTAGTTTATATACTAGTATGTTGGCTCAGTTAATTAAACAATTTGATAGTTCTAAAGAAGCTATAGAAAATTTTACAAAGCGTAAAGAAGCAGACTTGGAATTGATTTTAGATAAGATATCAAATACTAAAAATGAAGTTAATAAATTACAAGCAAGAGTTGATGGTTTAGAACAATTTATTGATAGAAGTTTGTATGATAGCATTGATTTAGGTATGAAAGAATTAGTAAAAGAACGTGAGACTTTGAATCACAATATTGGCGAATGTAATGCAAGAATTAAGCATGCTGAAAAAATATTAGATTCATTGAATAATAATGATATATGTCCTAGTTGTAATACTAATATTACAGAAACTCATCGTAAGATGGAACAAAATAATTTCAGTTCAGTTATTAGGGATGCTATTGCCGAACGTAAAGATATGCGAAATCAGATAAAAATTGTTGATGAAAATTATGCAGATAAACAGAAAAGTTTAGAAGATATGCAGCAAGTTAAAAGTACTTATCAAAGTTTAAAGACTAAGATAACTAGTTTATTAAATAACATTGAAGAGTATGAACAAGAATTTGGTAAGAAGAGTAATGAAGATTTAAATATTAATATTGACGTTACAAAACAATTGATAGATGATAATAATAAAAATTTAGAATCTTCAAATGAAGAACTAAGCATTTGTTCTGATAGAGAAATTGTATTAGATATCACAGACTATCTTTTATCTGATAATGGAATTAAGACAGAATTTTATAACATTATAACTCCTATATTTAATAATTCAGTTAATGACTATTTGACAAAATTTGAATTACCTTATATTTTGACATTTAATCATGAATTTGATTACACTATTCAATCAATACAAAATAGTGAAGAAGAAATAAATTATTATTCATTCTCTGAAGGTGAAAAGAAACGAATTGATATCTCAGTATTATTAACATTCATTAAAATTAGTAAAAAAATATCAAATTGGAATGCAAATTTTTTAGTTTTCGATGAAATTTTTGACGGTGGGATAGATTCTGAAGGATTAACATTGATTTTAGATACTGTAAAGAAAATTGTTGCTGATGAACAATTAACTACATTTATTATCTCACATAAGTTAAGCGATCATGCTGAAATTTTTGATAGAAATATAGTAGTTACAAAAGAAGATGGGTTTTCAAAAATAGAATTTCAATAAAGGAGTAATATATATGCAAGAAGATAGTTTACCAGATATAGAGGAAGAGATCACTGAATTAGTAGATAATTCAAATCATTTTATAAAAAATGCAGATTTAGTAAAGTTATTGATTTTATACAATAATAATCCTGAATCTCGCGAAGGCAGAAAAGCCTATGAAAAAATTGGAGTTGCTTTGAAGATGATTGCCGAGAAATTAGCATTATCAGGGAATTTCAGAAATTACACATCTGATATAAAAGAAGAAATGATACAAGATTCAATATATGTCATGATCAAAAATTTAAAACATTATGATCATGAAGCTTTTTCAAATCCTTTTGGATTTTTTACGACCATTTCATATAATGTTTTTAGACAACATTTAAAACGAATGAAACTTAGATTTGAACGTTATGTTAGTTTAGAACATTTGCAAACAAATGGATTAGAATATACGCTTAGTGATAATTCAGGTTCTGCTAAAATTGATTCAGGAAAAGTAAGACATCAAAAATAAAGGAATAATATGAATAAAAAGGTTTGCCTAATATCAGATGTTCATTGGGGTAAAAAGAAAGGTGCTCTATTCATGCTTAATTCAATGGAGAATTATTTTATGAAAGAGCTTATCCCATATTTAATTGAAAATGAAATTAAGAAGTTGTTTATTTTAGGCGACTTCTTTGATACTCGTACTTCAGTAGACGTTAGAGTGTCAAATGTAGTTTTTAGTGTGTTAAATGAATTAAAGAAAAATGATATTGAAGTTTTAATTTTATTAGGAAATCATGACGTATTTTTTAATACATCTAATGAAATTCATTCATTACGATTTTTTGAATTATTTGATAACATTACGGTTATAAGTTCAATCTCTGAAATGAATATATTTGGAGTTGATTGTACATTTTTTCCTTGGCAGACCGACAATATATTTCAATCTAAAAAATATAAAGGAGAAATTGCATTTGGACATTTTGCGATAAATGGTTGTAAGTTAAATAAGAAACAAGTAAATGAAGGTGGGAACGATCAATCATTTTTCCACAAGAATTTTAAAATGACATTTACAGGACATTTCCATGAACCATCAACATATAAATCTGGAAAGAAAGAAATTACTTATATCGGTTGTCCATATCATTTGGATCGTAATGATTCCAATGGAGACAGAGGTGTTATTGTATTAGATTTTGAAACACAAAAGTGGGAAAGAGTTTATAGTAAGAATACCTTGAAGTATATTGTGATTCCTTTTGGAACAGATCTTACAAAAGTTGAAATCCCAAACAATATTATTGATATTCATGTAAATGTAAAACATGATTTTGATTCTAAAAAGATTAATAATTATGTTGAATTAATTGAATCATATGAGGGTGGAGCTCCATTATCTGTAAATGTAATTACTCATTATGATTACTCTGAAACTGGTGAAGATATAAATCAAGAAGACATATCAAAAGTAAAAAGTATTCCTGATATGGTTAAAGCTAAATTAGAAGCTATGGATTTTTCCTCAAAAATTAAAAAAGAAGTTTTTAATTATATAAATGCTAAGTTTTTGGAACTTGATTCTGAAAAGATATAATGAAAAATAAATAGAATTATATCTTAAAGGAAGGGATAACTAATATGAATAAACGATTAAAATCAGATATTGAATTTTTAAATGATTTAAACAGAATTGCATTTTATGAAGAAGGTAAAAATAAAAGTGATAAATTAGTAGAAGAAGTTTATGACTATTATAATTTTATAAAAGACATTGGAACAGGTGCACTAGGTCTTGGAAAACTCGGTGCTAATAAATTAAAAAATGCAATAGTCGGTGATATTAATAAATCATTAAAGGACTTAACAAGGGACGATGGATTCTTTCAAAAAATATTTTATGATCCTACTATAAGAAATGAAATTTATAATATGTTTGATAAAACAGATGGTAAAAAAGTATTATCACAAGTTAATAATACTGGGAAAATAAAACGTGGGAAAGATAAATCTGAAATTTTAGCAGATGCGTTTGTATCAAAAATTGAAAATATGTCTACAAAACAAATGATGAATTTGAAAAAAACAGTTAATCCTAAAAAATTAGAAGAAGATGCAAAATTGGCTGTTGATGAGGCAGATTTAATTAATAAAGCAATTGAATCGTTATCAGAAGAGCAAAAACAATTATTTAAAGATATTAACGATGACAATATTGTTGTTGGTGCCGATATTCTTGAAGAAACAAAAGCAGCATTTGAAAAAGCATTAATAAAACAAAAAGTTGAAGATGCAAGAGCTAAAGAAATTGTTAATGAATTTTTAGGTGATGCATCAAAAGAATTGGAATTGATTATACAAGCAGTTAATTCTTTATCAGATGAACAAAAACAATTATTTTTTGATACTCAAGATGATAAACCTGTTGATAAAACCATACTTGATGAAACAAAAATAGCATTTGAAGACGCATTAATAAAACAAAAAATTGAAAAAGAAAGATCAATTAAAATTGTTAAAGCTCGTTTAGGAACCGCTAAAATAGAAGGTGAAGTAACTAAAGGAAAAATAAATTCTAAATATACTTCTGACCAAATAAATGATCTTAGAAATAAATTATCAACAACCGATAAAGATACAATTATTGATTTTATGAAGAAAGCAACTCCTGCAGATGAAACAACAATGACAAATTTATCAAAAATTTTAATGAATGCTGATACAGGAATAACTGAAGACGATTCAAAAATCATTATTACAGCACTTGGAAATGGAATTTCAGGAGACGCTAATTTTACTGCTGAGAATATTAAACAATTATTTAATACTCCATTTACAAAAGATGAATTTAATAGATTCTTTGATATTTTAAAACCAAATGATCAAGCATTCAAGGATCTTTTTTCAAAATCTTATAAATCAGTAGATAAACAAGAACAAAAAGAGTCATATGATAAATTAAAAACTGCCCTTGAAAAAGTCAAAGAAATTGGTGTCTCCACTATTAATAATACATGGTTTTTATCAAACGTTGAAAACACATTAGGTGAAGATAGAACTCTTGCAGACGAAGAATTTATTAAAAATATTATTGATGAGACAGCTGATGCAACTACAGTAGTTTCAACCACTCCTAGTGATAATGAAGACAAACAAAAACCATTTGATATAAACAGAACAACGAGATTAATTTATGAAGATGCCACGTTTGTAGCTCAGTTTCGAAAGTTTAATAAAAATAATAAAGAAAAAGAATGGGAAACATTACCAATTACAACTCAAAATGTAATTATAAACAAAATAAAAGAAAAATTTCCAAATATAACACCGGAACATCAAACTGAAATATTAATAAGGATATTACCTGATATAAAATTTCCTAATGACTCTACAAAATCTAAAAATGGAACTTCAAAAGATGGAGATCAGGACGCAGCCGAGAATACTGTAACAGATGCTATTTTTGCAAATAAAGAAATTCAAAAAATTGCAACAAAAAATCTTAATATTTCATGGGATAATATGCCACTAAATGATAAAAAAGAATTAATTAATATTTTTGAAACTAATGGAATAAAAACAACTGAAGACCATCAAAAAATATGGGATAACCTAAAACTAGTTAAAGCAAGTACATCTCATAATAAGAATAAAATGATTGAAGAAAGTATAATAAATTATATTGAAGTATTAAGAGAAGTATTTGATGATTTAACAGAAGAAGAATTAGAGTTGAAAATTCGAGAAGGATTATCATTATCTGAAGATTATAATATAAAAAAATTATTAGGAGGCATTGAATGAGATTTAACTATGGAAATAACAGATCACTTAATCTTATTCAAGAGAGTTTAGTTGAAGAGTGGCAATCTGAGGATTGGTCAAAAGGTCCTGAAAAAACAAAAACAGCAGTTGAACAAGGAGTTAATAAGTATGTTGGTGAGTTTGACTCAAAATCTAGTCTTGACGATGATTTTTTCAAACTATTAAGAGTAGGTTTGACTGCACCTTTGAAAATAATTGCTAAAACTGCTGATTTCGCAACAAATCCTTTTTTATCAATGATGGGTGCTATTAGAAATTTTTCAAAAGAACAAAAAGATAACTTATATAATATAATACTTGACAAAGGAATGGCACTTCTTAAAGAATCTGGAAAAGAAGGCACATACTATAATAATGTTAGGGATTTTATGACGTTAAGTGGAAAATCTGCTGAAGAAATTGACCAATTATTTGATGCTGAAAATAAAACAAATTTTGAAACTGAATATAAAAATATTTTTAAACAATTATTAGCAGGTGGGCTTAGTGGTGGATCTCAAGCGTTTAACAGACTTACAGCAAGACCTGGAGCAGAGGCATTTAAAACTAGAATTATGGACTCATCATACAATGATAGATATAGAGACAAAGAAATTTTAACAACAAAACCGTTATATCATACTATTGTTCCTGGTCATGCTCAATATTTAACATTAAAAGGAATTAAAGATGGTAATGGACAAGTCACAAAAGATATTATTGATAAACTAAAATTGTGGAGTAATGGGTTTAATTCAGTTTTAGATAAAAAAAATAAAAACTCTTTTATTAATGTTTTACAAAGTAAAAAAAATAAATTTAAAAATTCAGACGTAGTCATTAAAACAGTAACTGAAAAATTTTTTAAATTAAAAAATCAACTAGATTTATATCCAAAAGAAGGTGAAACAATATCAGTGTTTGAACCTTTAAAAAATCAGTCATTATTAAAAATAAGTAATAATATTCAATATCCATCTTACATTCGTGAATTATTTGATGCCCTCCAAAATATTATTGATAAAGATGTGATTCCTGCATTTGAAGATGAAAAAGAAAAACAATCATTTAAGGTTTTAATTGAAAATTCTTGGAAAGAAATATTTAAACTTAAAGATGTTGAAAGTTTAAAAAGTGTCGCATCGTCTACATCAGAACAGCTATCAACAGGTGAACTTTCTCCAAAATTAAAATCATTAGGAATTAACGTAACAGTCACATCATTTGATATTATGCAAGCTGATTTAGATATTGACAATATTAAAGCATATTATGAAATAGAGAAAAATATTTTTGGAAAAATAGTAACTGAGTATGATGAAATTTTACTTAAGTACAATGATGAATCTGATGACGCAAAAAAACAAGCAACTTTACCAGAATTAGTAACATTTGAAGCAACATTAAAAGCTGAGCTTTCAAATGGAATTACACTTATAGATAAAATAGATACTCAATTTTCAAAAACAATAAGACAAATTTTAAGTGATATTAATAAGAATTTAGATAAAATTCAAGCTGATGCTGAGGTCAGACGTTCTATTAGTAATTTAGGTTTTTTAGGTGATTATTATTCATTGTTGTTTTTAAGTAGATTATCAGAAAGTGGAATGATTTATGAACAACTATCTACAGATAATATTGAATATATTGGCGATGCATTTGATATATTAGAAGATAAAATTGATGCAAAGTTGAAAGCAGCTAATATAAATCCTGATTCAGTATCAGTTTCATCAAATATGGTAAATCAATCTCCAGTTATAACTAATTCAAAGAGTATGTTGAAGGAAATTTTAAAAGTATTAGATGATGAAGAAATTAAAGACTATCTTGAAAAATTAAAGTTAGAATCTAAGTTGAAGGAGATATTTAAACTTTATGAAGAAGATGATTTGTTATCTCAAGACGATATTGAAGCACTTTTAAAAGATAATCAGATAAATAATACCATAGAAAATATAAAAGAAGCTGAGCCAACATCTCAATCAACTACGCAGAATACAGAAGACCCAAAACCAACAGTATCTCCAACAAGAATGAAATTGACAAATGAGAAAACGTCTAAAGAAAAATTAAAAAAAGCAATAACACAAGTCATGGATCAATTTAAAATACAAATTAAAGACAATGGTACTATAGACAAAATTGTTGAATCTATTATAGATCAGCATGCTGATTTTGAAAAAATATTTTCAAATAATTTTGAATTCCCTAAAGAAGAGCCAAAAATTGATCAAGGTACATCAAATGCTAAATCAAATATCGCAGTACAAAAATCAACAACTAAATTTGAAGCTGTGGATTTTAGAAACGCTGAATTATATCAAAAGACTCTTCAATTTATTGGTGATTTTATTGTTGATACTATAATGCCGCTTAAAGCAGCACCTGATTTTACAATTACAAATAATAAAGACTTTTCAAATGCAATATCAACATTACAATCTAGGTTATCTACTATTACCACAAATTTAAGTAAACTAAAGACCCCATCATTTAATGAATTAAAACAAATGATTAATGAACTTGCACAATTGGTAACTGATTTTAACAAGAAAAAAGATTTTCATGGTAAAAATAATGCCATTAATAAAATTATAACAATCGGGGAGAATTTATCTGACAAAATTGTTCTAATTATGGAGGAAATGCTATTGGATCCGCTAGCAAATAAGGAGAAATTGAAAGAAAAATTTAGCATTGATTTTTTAAAGACCAATACCGAAAGTAATAGTAAAGAAGATCAACAAAAACCTGTATTCTCCTCGGATAAACCTGGTCAGCACACAACTGCGAATAGTTTAACAACCAAAATTCCAAATGTAGTCATCTGAAAATTTTACAAATAGAGGAGATATTTAATGAGTGATCAGAAAGGATATTTAGGTAATCCAAATTTACGCAGAGAGTTTCGCAAGCGTGAGTTTACCCCGCAAGAGTTGGCAGAGATGTTACGTTGTGCAAAAAATATCGAATATTTTGCAGAGACGTATTGTTATATTATTACATTAGATCATGGTAAACAGTTGATTAGTTTATATGATTATCAGAGAACAATGTTAAAATTAATGACAGGTGAAACAGTTGAAGATGATAGATATAATATTGTTACATTAGCTCCTCGCCAGTGTGGTAAATGTGTTCATGGTGATAGTAAAATAAATGTTTGGAACAAAGAACTTAATGAGTATTTTGAAATTACAATTGAACAGTTTCATAATTTAGTTAAATGATATTTTTATTATTAAATGAAAAAGTACTAACAAAAAGTTGGTACTTTTTTATTTTTGAGTTATATTACTATTATAAATATTTCTATTATAAAATTAATTTAAATAAAGGATCAAAAAATGAAAAAATTAAAGGAAGTTATAAAAGAAGTTTTGTTTGAAGAAATGGCGACTATGAATGATGTTAGAGATGTTCTAAAAAGAGGAAAGTCAATTACAGTTAAAGAAATTGCAGATGAACTTGGAACGTCTGTTGAAGATGTAACTAAAAAAATTGAAAATATTGATAAACACTCAGAAAAATATGGAACTAAAAAAATTACTGATGTAGTTAGTGGTCTAGGGAAATCGACATCATCAACACCATCAACACCATCAATTAAAGAACCTAAAGTAACAAAATCAATTAAAGAACCTAAAGTTGATCAACCATTTAATATAAGTACAGTTGATTTTAGTAATCTTCCAAGAACTAAAGCTGTTTTAGAACGCGGATATCTGAAAACTAAAAGCGAGCTTTCAGATATTAAAAATGAACTTAATAAAATTCAAGAGTATATTGCTGGTAATTCGTATGCAGGAGATAAACAAAGTCCAAATAGTTTATATAAAACATTTGATAAGAAATATGGTAAAGAAATCATCAAACAAACTCCAGAAGTAATTAAGCTTATTAAAGATGAATTTAATATTAATGAACAAACAGCAAAACAATATCTTTCTCGCTTAAGTGAAAATTGGAGTAATTGGTCAACAGAAGAGTATAATTTATTACATAAAGTTAATAAGGTCTTTTCTGAGTATTATTATAATGAATTTGAACTTCCAATTGAACATCATATTGGTGAAACTAATAAAGCAGCAATGAAAATGTATGATGCTTATAATGACCTATTTAATCCTGAAATTTTAAAACAATTTAAAGACATAATTGAATTAAGAAATATATTAAAGACTCTAGATGTTGGCGAAAGTAATAAAAAAGATCTTGGTCTTGAAGATAGTTTTTCAAATAATCTTGATCCTAAATTAGTCGAAATTAAAAATGTATTAAATTCTGGAGAAGTTGATTCAGATCAGTTTGAAGAATATAAAAATTATCTAAGTAGTGAATATATAAAATTAGGTGAGGGATTCCGTGATTCTTGGCGCGAATATGCAAAAGCAAATTCAAGATCATCCGGTACGTTTGGATATAAAAATAGATACAATCAAATCCCTGATTTTATTACAGGAAGAACTTCTGTAGAACTACCAAATCTTTTTGGTGGAAAATATTCAGCAGAAGGTACCCTAATGTTAGAACTTAAAGATTTATATACTAAATTAACAAAGACTACAAATGTTGTTCGATCAAAGAAACAATTAGGATCGGATGCTAATGATGATACAGATATTCTTGGAATGATTATTGATAGATTGAATGCAGCCATTCCTGAGATTGTTGAAGACGATTTTGATTTTTGGAAATTGTCTATTGCTAATGGAAATAAATTGACAAAAGACACATATAAGAAACAAGCATTATGGATGATTGAACATAAAGATTATATTTCAAATAAATTAAAACCTAAATATGATCTAAAATGGCTTGCTGAAATTGAAAAATTAGAATCTACAAAATCGTGGAATGAATTTTTATTGCCTAGTGATTATTCATGGAATACTTGGGGTGAAGGTACTAAAATTTATAAACAAATGGAGAGAGAACTTCGGTTGCCTCAATTTAAAGGTGATAAATTTACAAAACGAGTTGCTGATTCTGAAGGATATCAATTAATTCAAAATGAGTCTGATGAAAATATAAAAATTGCATTTAAAAAAATAATCGAAGAAAAAATGGAAATTACCATTAAGAAGATTATTTCACAAATGAAAGATATTAAAGTTCTAAAAGTTGTAGATACTGATATGGATGAAAACCTTTCAATCTTTAGAGGAAATGGCTTTAAATGGGATGTAGAAACTGATCAAGGAGATAAAACAATTCACTTTAGAGCTATCTATGTGGAACCTGTAGATAAAGCAGCTCATTGGAGAACAATTTTAACAGACCGTAAACGATAAGAGGAATTTTATGACCATTGAAGTAGGCGATGTTATTGAACATGTATTCTTTTTCCCTGATGAAGATACATATAATACTGTTTTAGCAAAAGTAAAAGAATTTGTATCAGAAAAAGTTTTAAAAACTGAATTTGATACATTAGTTGAAATTGAATCTATTGTTGGACTTTTTAAAAAAGAAAAATAAATGAAAAATAAACCAATTAAGTCAGAGTTATGGTTTTGTACTCCATGTATTAAATGTGGTGAAATTTTAACCATAACATATGATAATAATGGCGATGTTGAAGGTAATGTAATGCAATGTGGTGTTACCTATTCTGGAATATTTAGTTCTGCATGTACACCACTTGGATTACATCCAGAAGACCTTGGTGGATTTAAACATATGTTTTGCTAAAAATATAATTTTTCATAAAAAATCATTAAAAAAGTAAGATATATCCATTAAAAAATGAATGATTTCTCTAACTTGTTTTATATCATATACTTATATCATTTTATTAATCTTTATAAGTATATGATATAAAACAAGTTAGGGAAAAACAAACGAAAAACAAATTTATTTTAAGAATAGTTTGGAGTTAAAATTATGCCTCGAAAACGAAATTCAATAAAAAAAGAAACTAAATTATTAGTTTTTAATAAGTATAATAAAAAATGCGCATATTGTGGCTGTGATTTAGTAATGACAAAAAAAGAGTCACTTGAAACTGGAATTGCAAACATGCAAATCGATCATCTTATTGCATTTAGAAATAGAAAATATACTGTTGAAGAATTAGATCATATTGATAATTTAATGCCTAGCTGTCAAAAATGTAATTTTTATAAAAAAGCAAAGTCACTTGAAACATACAGGAAATTCCTAAAAGAATTACATACTAGAATTGAAAATACATATTGTGTTTATATGGGCAAAAAATATGGACTTATAGAAAAAATAAATAAATGGAATGGAATATTTTATTTTGAACTAAAGGAGAATTTAAATGAAAAAATCTGAACTTAAACAAATCATTCGTGAGGTTATTGAAGAATCAAAAACCAATGAACCTAAGCTTACACAAAAACAAATCAAATTTATTTTAGATTTTGATAAGCCTACAAGAAATATGGCAATTGCGTCTGCAATGAAAACTACAAGAGAACAATTGCTTAAATCAACTGGCAAAAAATGGAGTGAACTACTTAAAATTGCTAAAGAATCACTTGAAGATAAACCAGTTGAATAGATTTATAATAGAAGGATGATTAAAATTATGAATGAGGATGTAAAAACAATTATTAAACAAATAATCAGAGAAATTATTGAAGAACAAACAGTGGTTAGTTATGATACTATTGAAGATTGTCCTCGATTGTTAATGAAAGCATTTGATGAAGATTTATACAGTTCTGATCAAGCGATTAATTCACATAGAGAGCTTCATCAACAAATTTTAAAGAACAGAGATAATCCAGAAGGGATGTTAGAAGTGTTGAAAAAATTTGGTGAAAGTGCAGTGCGAAAGTTTATGAAAGACGTTATCACAACAACCCACATTTAAGATCCATTCATTTCCAAAATTAGAAAGTACTAACAAAAAAGTTAGTACTTTTTGTTTTATATTGATCTTAATATGTTATATTTAATTATAGGATTATAGGAAAGTAAAACTAAGGAGAGCAAATGCAGGTAGTTGAAAGTTCATCATTTTCAATAAAGTCATTAGGTAAGTTTAAGTTACCGGTTTATGATATTGAAGTAAAAGATAATCATAATTTTTTCGGTAATAATGTGTTAGTACATAATTCAAATTATTTGTCTTTAGAAGAGGTAATTGATAAGTTAGGCAAGACATTTGATAATTATGAAGAGTTTGATACTTGGATGAGAGATTTCGTGGATGATGTTATTCAACCAGAGATTAATAGAACTCTTGAAGAATATGCATTCGATTTTGGTGTTCCTAATATTTTCAAATTTGGATATGAAAAAATTATTAGATCAATGTTTGTAACTGGTGGAAAGAATTACGCATTATCAATGGTTAGAGATGATGATGATACATTCTTTGATGATCCAAAAACCAAAGTTACAGGAATTCCAATTAAAAAGAAAACCGCTCTTTATATTTCAAAGAAGCATATGTCAGTTGTATTGGATATGATTCTTAAAGGAACAACAAAACTTGAAGTCATGACTTATATGAGAAAAGTAAAAGAAGAATTTTTTAGTCTCCAACTTCCAGACGTAGCAAAACCAGGAATGGTAAATGGATATACAAAATATGCATATACTATTAAAGAAAAGAAAAAAGATGGTATTAAATATAAAAAGAAAGCTCCTGCTAGAAACAAAGCAGTACAAAATTATAAT